TGGCAGGTCAATGGCCAGATGGTGATTATTCAGAACAATTTAAAAAAATTTGTAAAACAAACAATCTTGATTGGATTCAAGCGTGGTGTACATTACAAATGGGTGATTCAACATTTTATGGTGTTGACAATAGATAATTTTTGTGATAGGATATGATTATGGATAATTTAAAAACTAATAAACAACTTGCTATTATAGGTATCGAAAATATTATTCGATATATGAGAAATAAGTGTACAGACCAATCTACTTATAATTTAGATGAACAATCAAAAGCTTGGTTAACACATTATGCTGATATGATATCAAGTGAAATTAGACGATATAAAACTTAACAATATAGGTGAATATGATTTATTTTTATAATACACACGAAGATATACCAAACCATGTACAAGAATATGTTATGAAATGTGCAGATGTTTCGGATATTAAAAAACTTTCGATAACAGATATTAATGCTTTTTTAACTGGTGTCGACCAATATGAAGCAGAAGTTACTAATTTGAGTATGGAAGAGGTATATGATGGCGTTTAGAAGATATAATAATTTTAAAAAGAAAAGACATGATAGTAAAAGATTACCAGGTACAGCTGTTATGGTTGAGAATGGTAACATCGATAAAGCAATCAGAAAACTAAAAAAGAAATTACAGAAAGAAAACTTTTTTAATGAGATTAGAAAAAGAGAATTCTTTGAAACAAGAAATGAAAAGAGAAGAAAAGAAATAGCTGCGAGTACGAGGAGATGTATAAGAAAAAGAGAGAAGTTAGAGAAGTTAGAGGTTTAAAATGGTGTGGTTCTTTCCTATTGTTGATAGGCTTATGTTTTACATCTTTTAATGTCTATCCTTTAAATCTATACTTTATGACCATAGGAAGTATTGTATGGGTTAGTGTAGGATATTATTGGAAAGATGGTTCTATCATATTATTAAATGTAGTTGGTTTTATTATATCAATTACAGGTCTAGTAAATTATTGGATATAAATATCAGTATGAGCAATATAGTAAAATTCCCCAGCAAGAAGTTTAAATCTAGAAGAGAAATAAAAGTACCTAATTATGATTATGTAAAACTAGCTGAGGATATGAGTTTTGCTGATAATCTTACTGAAGCACTTATTGTACAATTAGTACATTCATTAGGTGATAATGGTATTCAAATAAGTAAACAAACTTTTATAAAAGATTTATCATTTATAATTGAAAGTATTAAAAGTGCATTATATAGAGATTTAGATATCAAACACGACATGCAAGATTTGATTGATAAGTTTATGATTACTGAAACAAAAAATGGTAAAACAAATACAATGTTTAATATGGAGTTGATTCCAGAATTACTGGATAAAACAAAAAAATAAAAAAATGATATTAGTTGATATGAATCAGGTTACAATTAGTAATCTGATGATGCAAATAAAACATAATGATTTAAGTGTTGATTTAGTAAGACATTTGGTACTAAATTCAATAAGGTCATATAGAACAAAATTCTCAAATGATTATGGTGAATTAATTCTATGTTATGATGATAAACACTATTGGCGTAGAGAATATTTTCCTAACTATAAATCAAACAGAAAAAAAGATAGAACAGATTCAAGTCTAAATTGGAATGAATTATTTGAAACTTTAAATCTCATTCGAGATGAAATAAAAGAAGTTTTCCCTTATCAAGTTTTACAAGTAGATGGTGCAGAAGCTGATGATATCATAGCAACTATTGTAGATTGTGTATCTAAAACACCGACATTATTTGAAAAAATATTAATATTATCTGGTGATAAAGATTTTATACAATTACAAGTTCATAATAATGTACAACAATATTCACCAACTCTTAAAAAATATGTAAATGGTAAAAATCCTGACGATTACAAAATAGAACATATTTTTAAAGGTGACCGTGGTGATGGTATACCAAATATACTTTCACCTGATAATACATTTACAGATGGTTTACGACAAAGACCATTAGGTAAAAAAAAGATTGATGATTGGAAACAAGTTGGTACTTGGCCAATTGATTCTTGGAATGATGAACTAAAAAGAAACTTTCAAAGAAATAGTAAGTTAATAGATTTATCTCTCATACCAGATGAAATTAAGAACAATATATATAAATGCTGGAATGAGAAATATGACAACACTAGAAGTAAAATTCTACCATATTTTATGAAACACAGATTGAGAGAACTAACTGAAAGACTAGGAGATTTTTAATGGCAATAGATGTAGTAAGACCTTTGATTAGTGAAATACTAACCATGGTTAATAATGCAAAAGTTAAAGAAAAAAAAATTGAGGTTTTAAGAAAGTATGATAGCCCAGGTTTAAGAATGGTTATGAAAGCATCTTTTGACCCAAAAATTGTTTGGAGGTTACCTGACGGTGATGTACCATTTAAAAAGAATGATGCACCTGAAGGCACACAACACACTAGATTAGAAAACGAAGCTCGTTTGTTATACAATTTTGTAAAAGGTGGTAACGATAAATTACCACAACATAAATGTGAAAATATGTTTATACAAATGTTAGAAGGTTTACAAGAGAACGAAGCTGATGTACTAATACTTACAAAAGATAAGAAATTACATCAGAAATTCAAGGGCTTATCAAAACAAGTTGTTCAACAAGCTTTTAGTTGGGACGAACAGTTTTTTGATACTACTCATAAAGACTACAAAAAAAGTGCTTAGGGGGTTGACACATTGCTATAATGTGTTATTATTATAATTATTAATTTATATTATGAGGTATATTATGTTTATGATTTATACAACAATTGGTTTGATTTTTAGTATTCTGGCGGCTGGTGCTGTTGATGGTGATGCCTCTCTCACAACTCTTTCCATCTGCTCAGCTGTTGGAATCGCATTCTTACTATTGGCAATGTTTGAAAACTTTAAGAATGGTCAATAAGAATGTGTATTCTAGGTTGCTAGAGAACTATTTTAGTTTCTCTAGCAATCATCTAAAGAGAGAGGTATAATGGATAAAGACGAAAAATATAGACAATATGTTTTAATTTTTATATTACTAGGATTATGTTATGTATTCTATAACATTTTCTTTCGTGATAATAGTGAAATAGATAATCAAAAAATTGTTATAAGAACAAATTCTGTTACACCGATACCAGTAGAAGACCCATTTTTTAAGAATAATGAAATAACTTGTCTTGCAAAAAATATGTATTTTGAGGCAAGAAGTGAAGGTATCGCAGGGGTTGTGGCAACGACTCAAGTAGTGTATAATAGAGTAAATAGTGAAGAATATCCTAACACTATTTGTGAGGTAATAGAACAAGCCAAGATATCACAATGGTGGTTAAAAGAAAAGGGTATTATAAAACCTATTAAGAATAAGTGTCAGTTTAGTTGGTTCTGTGATGGTTATTCAGATGAACCAAAAGATGATAAAACTTATTCAGAATTGTTTGAATTGGCTGAACAGTTTATCAATGGTGAACACGAAGGTATGATTGATATAACTGGTGGTGCACTTTGGTATCATGCAGATTATGTTCACCCAAGATGGGCCAATCATTTAGAAGTAACTACCAAAGTAGGAAGGCACATATTTTATAAATGAATATTTTTGAATTACATGAAGACCCAATACAATGTTCAATCATGCATTGTGATAAGCATGTTGTAAAGATGCCGACAGAGTATGCACAAATGTTATCTACTGCACATCGTTTAATTGATGGTGAAATGTATATAGGTAAAAGTAAAACAGGTAGAAATGTTAAAAGATGGAAATTGAATGATGATAGAGAAAACAATATATTTCTAGCTGCACATACAAAGCATCCTGATACTGTTTGGGTTATGGAAACTAAATCAAATTATATGAAACTATTTAATCTATATAAAGCTCTTTTAGAAGAATATACATATAGATATGGTAAGATTCACGGTTCATCTAAACCGATGAAGTGGTTACAAAGACCACCAAACAATATAAAAGACTCTGGTCTTACATCATTACCACAATGCATGCCAGAGTATTGTAAGACTAATAATGTTATATCTGCTTATAAAAATTACTATATAAAAGAAAAAGTCAGATTCGCTACTTGGAAAAACAGGAGTGTTCCATTATGGTTTCAAAAAAAGGATATTATGATATGATTAATGACCACATAGTAGATAGTGATTTAAATTATCTAGAATCACAAAACATTAAAAAAGATAGAGCAGAACTTAAAAAGAACTGGTTAAGTAAAGAAGAACTTTATAAGTTTGAAATATATCAATTACAAAAACAAGTACAAAATTTATATATTAGAATTAAAGAATTAAATGATGAAATAGAAAGGATAAAAAAATGATATCTAAACTTGATAAACTTATGATGCTTCAAGATGAAGTTAAAATTGCCAAAAAATTTATTAAAGATAATGGTCCAGAAGATATGGGTTATGTACATACTTCAGTTAATTACATGGAAGAGAGAATTCTTGACTTGAGATTACAGATTAATAAAAAGTTAGATGCCTAGATACGAATTTAGAAATAACAAAACAGGTGAAGAGTATGACGAGATAATGTCATATGAAGAAAAACTAAAATATCTAGAAGATAATCCTCACATTCAATCTATTTTTACAACAATGAATATTGTAAGTGGTACAACTAAATCTGAAATGGGCGATAGTGGTATGCAAGAAGTTTTTCATAAAATCGCTGATAAACACCCTAATAGTCCTCTTGCAAAAAGATATGGTAAGAAAACAATTAGAAAAATCAAGGCCAACAGAGCTTATAATAAACATAAGAAGAGAACTAAATAATTGTATGAAAAAACTTTTATTAATCTTATTACTGGTTTGTCTACCAGTATCTTCAGCAACACATTACTCTTGGAATGAATGGATTAAAGAGACCGTTTTTAATGATAAAGAAATAACTGGTGATAGTCAATTCATTCATATAGAGGCACCATATCGTGCTATAAATGGTGGTAATGTTCCAATTAAGATTTATACTGATTCGCCTGGTATAGTTAAATTTACTCTCATTATAGATGAGAATCCTACACCATGTTGTGCTATATTTGAATTTGATAATATACCTGCATATGTAGAAACTAATATTAGAGTAAATGCATATACTTATTTAAGAGTAGTTGCAGAAGACATATATGGTAATTTATATATGAATACAGAATTTATAAAAGCTGCTGGGGGTTGTTCTGCACCTAGTATGTCTGTATCTGATAAACCATTAGGTTCTATTGAATTAGTAAAAAAGAATGGTGAATATAATAAATATCAATTCTGGCATCCTAATTATTCTGGATTACAATTCAATCAACTTACTAGAACAGAAATACCTGCAGAATATATTGATAAAGTTGAAATTCATTTTGATGATGCATCTTTTCGTTATGAAGGAACAATAGGTATTGCAGAAAATGTTTACTTTAGTTTGGCAACAAACAAAGAAGGTGATGTTACTGCAACAGATAATTTAGGAAATCATTTTAGTTATTTAAGACAACCAAGAGATTAATATGGCAAAAAAACACGATGTTAAGATTGATGATTTAGTATCAATCAAACCAATTACAGATAATCAAAAAGTAGTATTTGAAGCCTGGAGAAAAAAAGATAAAAATCTATTTCTCTTTGGTGCGGCAGGTACAGGTAAAACTTTTATTTCTTTATATCTTGCACTAGAGCAAGTGTTAGACCCAAAAACAAAATATGAAAATGTAATCATAATTCGTTCAGTAGTTCCAACTAGAGATATTGGTTTTTTACCTGGTGATGAAGAAGATAAGTCTGCATTATATCAAGTACCATATCACAACATGGTACAGTTTATGTTTGAACAATCAAGCGATAATGCATTTAGTATGTTATATGACAGATTAAAAAATCAAGGTAGTATTACCTTCTTGACAACTTCTTATCTTCGTGGTATAACATTAGATAATGCAATTGTAATTGTTGACGAATCTCAAAATTGTAATTTTCATGAATTAGATACGATTATAACAAGAGTTGGTCAAGATAGTAAAATTATATTTTGTGGTGATTTCTTTCAATCTGATTTAACAAAAATGTCAGAGAAAGAAGGATTACAAGATTTTATGAGAATTTTAGAACAAATGAAAGAATTTGAAGTCGTTGAATTTACTATTGGCGATATTGTTCGTTCTGGTTTTGTTCGCTCATATCTCATAGAAAAAACAAAGTTAGGATTAGAAGAATGAAATGGTTAATGGTGTTAGCAGTCACTATACTGCACAATGAAAATTCTTTCCCCCCAAAAACATACGAATTAAGAGCATACACTTCGTTTGGTCATTGTAGTCAAGCAAAAGCAGATATAGATTACATCTTTAAAGACAAACACGAAACAGTTGTTGTTGTTGCAGAGTGTTATACGGAAGAAGGTTACAAATCATATTTAGAAGATATGCAAAAAAATAAAGATAAAGGTCGTAAACTTTTGGAGATTAAGTAATGAAGTTATCAGAAAATTTTACAATAAACGAATATATTAAATCACAAACAGCAACAAGACATGGTATTGATAACTCATTGAGTGATGAACATTTAGAGAATGCTAAAAAGTTATTTGAGAATGTTGTACAACCTGTTAGAGAAGAATTTGGTGTAACTATCATTACTTCAGGATATAGAAGTCCTGAATTAAATGAAAAGATTGGTGGTTCATCAAGGTCACAACATTGTAAAGGTGAAGCAGTTGACCTTGAGTGTATTCACGCTAGTACAGCAGAAGTTGCGTTTTGGATTGAAAAAAATTTAGACTTTGACCAACTTATATTGGAGTTTTATAAACCAGGTGACCCTAATAGTGGTTGGGTTCATGTTTCATATAAAGATGAAGGTAATCGTAAATCTACTCTCACAGCAAGTAAAATAAATGGTAAAACTGTATATACAAAAGGATTAAATGTATGAAAGTAGATAAAAAAGGTTACACACAAAGAGAATGGGATAGAGTCGTAGGTTATGGCAAAGTTCCAAAAGAGTATCAAAAAAAATAATGTTCAAACATAAAACTGATTTAAATATACCAGAAATAAAAGCAAAAACTACTGATGGTATAAGATTATATGAAACACCAGAAGGTAAGTTCTATCCTTCTATTACAACTGTTTTAAAGAATAGAGGTAAACAAGGTTTACACGAATGGCGAGAAAGAGTTGGCGATGATGTTGCAAATTATATTGCAAGAAAGTCAGCAACCAGAGGAACTCAAGTACATCATTTTTGTGAAGATTATTTAAATAATGATTTAGAAAAAGTACAAGAAAAGAAAAAAGGTAGATTTCTATCTTATTGTTTGTTCTCACAACTAAAACCATATTTAGATGAATGTATAGGTTTGATACATTGTCAAGAACAAACATTATGGCATGATTACTATAAAATCGCTGGTAGAGTAGATTGTATTGCAGAATGGGATGGTGTATTATCAGTTATCGATTTTAAAACAAGTACAAAAGAACGAGAAGATAGTTGGAACGAAAACTATTACATACAGGCCTCTGCATATGCAGAGATGTATCAAGAAAGAACATTACAAGAGATAGAACAAATAGTTATATTAGTGGTTACAGAAGATGGTACAGTACAAGAGTTTGTAAAAAAGAAACATCAATATTTACATCTACTTGACAAAGAGTTAAATATGTATTATAATACTGTAAAGACTGGTATATGAAAAATAACAGTTTATTCATATAACTTACAGAAATGTAATTTATAGATATATAGAATATGCGTTGAAGGTAGTAAGACGATAGACTGGACGGCGGTGCGATTCCGCCTACCTCCACCAACCCGAATGAGGGGGTAATGTAGGGTCGACAGGTATTAGAAGACTATTGGAGTATATGGGTGAACGCCTTATAGTTCAACACTAATAAATGCAAACGATAATTTTGCATCTCAAGATTATGCCCTAGCGGCATAGTTTTATGGGTTCGGCAGTACCTGGAAACAGAAACTGCCATTGAGTGGGCTGCGGTCGTTGGGCAACCAGCACTCTTAATTCTAGAATAGGAGAAAAACTATGGCTTGGTCAAAACCAATTATTACTGAAATTTCAGTAGGTTTAGAAATCAATTCTTATGCCTGTGCTGAGAAGTAATAAACACAAATATATATTTGGGTGGTGTATAATACCCTAGAGGTTTGAAGCCACCCACTTATTTTTTTAATGAAGTTAATATTATGACACCTAAATCATTTTCAATTTTTATAGAAAAACAAGTTCAAGAAAAAAAGATTACTCACATGGAAGCTATTCTTGACTATTGTACAAGAAATCAATTAGAACCAGATAGTATTACAAATCTAATTCAAAAACCACTAAAAGATAAAATAGAAGCTAACGCAAGAGATTTAAACTTTTTACCAAAAATGGGTAAGTTACCAGTATGATTACTATGGAAGCTTTTGATGCATATAAGATATACATGGCTCTTAAAGCACATTTCAATTCTGATTATGACTTTAACAAGTATGGTGGTAAAACAACTGTAACAAAACAAAGTTACTTAAAAAGAAAAGATAAATTCTTTTTTGGTAGAGTAGCAAGAAAATACAAAGAACAAGTAAAAGACTTTTTTATATCTAATTTTTTAGTAAAAGAAAAAGGTTACATTGGTTCTTTTAATGAAGATAATTATTTGTCATGGCGAAAAAGAGTTGAAAGTTTAAGATATAATTTTCAACAAGATATGGATATATTAGTAAATCAAGTAAATGATTTTAACAGTTTATTTAAAGTAGAAAATGGTCAACACCCTATATTGTTAAGAAATTATTTAGCAAATAGAATAAGTGTTGAAACAATGGTAATTCTTATGAGTCTTTTAGAATTTGATAAAGATTGGGATAAAAAGATTCAAGAGAATGTCATATGGCCATCACATAAAAAAAGATTAAATAATTATGGTGGACTATTGACTTTTGACAAATCATACTATAAAATGATTCTTATTAATCTTATAAATGGAGTATATTATGACACCAACAAACGAATCTCTGATTAGAGAAAGAGATTTCTATCGTTCAAAATTAGAAGGTCTTGAAAAACAAGTTAAAGTTTTAGGAACTGATAATGCATATTTACAAAAACAATTAGACTCTTTAAGAGTAAGACTTAAAGAAATGAATGAAAAATCTTTCCATAGAAATAAAAGATTTAGGAGAAACTAAATGGAACAAAGATATACTTTCATTAAAACAAATGAAATTAAAGACGATACAATGAGTGAAGAAGAGAGAGTTGAAATAGAAGCAGTCATAGAAGAACATGATATGGATGCATTGGCTGAAAAACTAACTAACTTTTTAGCTGGTATAGGTCACTCTGACAAAATTGTCGAAATAAGAGATAAAGAATATACTGATGCATCAGTTGATGAAGAGGACCTAGAAGATGAACTTGAGGATATAGATGAAGTTGATAACATTCATGCCTTCAAGAAAAAACATATGTATACAGATGATTATGATGGAAGACCTTCAGACACCGAAAAGTAATATTTTTGTTTTAGGTAATGGTGAGTCCAGAGATGGTATCGAACTAAAACAATTTAAACAATGGGGTAAAATCTATGGGTGTAATGCACTTTATAGAGATTTCAAACCAGATGGATTAATATCAACAGATTGGGCAATGATGCATGAGATATATTCATCTGGTTATTGTAAAGAAAACAAATGTTACTTTAGACAATGGAAAATACTTCCTGAACAATTTTATGAGATGTTACAATATACTGGATTAGAACAATCAAGTATGGAACAATTAAACGAGCAACTCAAAAAATTAGATTTAGATACAGTAGATAAGTTTCTACATCAAAATGAAAAAGGTAATCGTACCTCTTTAGTGTGTCATGGTATAGACCCAGAAAGATTTAAAGATACAATATTAGAAGTTCTATCAACATTTAAAGGATTACCAAAAGGTGATGTTAGACAAAAACTAGGTAATGCAGGTTTATGGATTACATGGGTTGATGAGTTTGATAAAGTAAAAGATTTAGACCAATTCTTTGATGGTGAATTCAGAGGTTGGAGTTCTGGTCCGACAGCAGTAAGAGTTGGTATTGAAGAGAATAAATCTTTTACCACACAAGTTTTTTTACTAGGATTTGATATGACAAGAGAAGGTCTTGTTAATAATATTTACAAAGATACTGATTGTTATATATCAAGTGATTGTAAATATGTTAGTCCTACAAATTGGATAGAGCAACACACGGATAATTTTAAGAGTTATCCTAAAATAAAGTTTTACAGAGTCATAGATGACAAGTCTGAAATAGAAGAATGGTCTCAATATGACAATGTGAAAACAATTAGTTATGGACAAATGTTTGGCCATCTGGTTCAACCAGGTTGTAAATTTAGTTCAATCTAGTTGTATAAATAATACTATATTATGATTAAGTGAAGATAAAATAGCATATAATAGCATACGGAGAAAATATATGTCATTAGATACACTCAAAAAGTCTAATTCTTTAGACAAAATATTGGCTGCAGTTGAAAAAGAATCTGCACCAGTAGAAAAACAATCATATGTAGATGAAAGACTCTGGAAACCAGAACTAGATAAATCTGGTAATGGTTATGCAATCATTAGATTTCTACCTGCACCTGATGGTGAAGAAATGCCATGGGTAAAGTTATGGAATCATGCATTTCAAGGTCCAACTGGTAAATGGTATATTGAGAATTCACTCACTACACTAAATCAGAAAGACCCAGTTTCAGAGTATAATAGTAAGTTGTGGAACTCTGGTGTTGAAAGCGATAAAGAAATCGCTAGAAAACAAAAGAGAAAACTACAATACTACTCAAACATTTATGTAGTTTCTGACCCGAAGCATCCTGAAAATGAAGGTAAAGTTTTCTTATTCAGATATGGTAAGAAGATTTACGAGAAAGTGATGGAAGCTTTACAGCCTCAATTTGAAGATGAAACTCCTGTGAATCCATTTGATTTTTGGGAAGGTGCAAACTTTAAATTGAAAATCAGAAAGGTTGACGGCTATTGGAATTACGACAAGTCGGAGTTTGATAGTGCATCAAAGTTAAATGAAGATGATTCTGAACTAGACAAGATATGGAAATCAGAATATTCGCTAAAAGATTTTTTAGCTGCATCTAATTTTAAGACTTATGATGAACTTAAAAATAGACTTGACGATGTTCTTACTGGTAGTCAATCAACATCTGGTTCTGCAGAGAATGTAGAACTTGATGATACTCCAGAAGTTGATGTTGAAGACAAACAATATGTAGATAATGTTGTCAAAACAACTTCTACTGAAAGTGACGATAGTTTGGATTACTTTCAGAAACTAGCAAAAGAAGCCTAAAACTTCTTTTTGTTTCTCCTTATTGTGAAAGCGTGGCATTTTATGTCACGCTTTTTTTATATAAATAGTAGTAGTAGGAGAGGCATATGGTAGACCCAATTTCAGCTTTTGGTATGGCAACGGCAGCTTTCAATGCAATTAAAAAAGGTTTTGAAGTCGGTCGAAGCGTAGAAACTATGTACGGTGACATAGGTCGCTGGATGAGCTCGTGTGAAAAAATCAATACAGAAGTAAAAAGTGCAAAGGCAAAAGGTATGAGTGTAGAAGAAGAAGCACTTGAGATATTTGCACATCAGAAAAAAGTAAAAGCGATGGAGGAAGAGTTAAGAACATTTATTAACTTATCTCATGGTCCTAACGCATGGAATGAAGTATTAAGAATTCAGGCAGACATTAGAAAGAAAAGAAGAGAAGCAATTTTGAGAGCAAAAAAAGAAAGAGAACAAATGATTATGTGGGTGTTAGTAGGTTTAGGTTCATTATGTTCACTATGGGTAGTGTTTTATGTAATTTGGAAAGCAATGGGAAACTAAAATGAAATTAGAAGATTTGCCACTCAAGTTGATGAGAAGTCATTGGTTTTGGATATACTTGTTAGTCATAATACTATTTGCATTATTAACCTTCATTGATTTCATAACAACAATATGAAGAAATTTAAATGGAACCGCTGGCCTAGACCTAAAAGTAAATTTTCATTACCTTATGTAAGTCCTGTCAGAATGTGGAAAAGTGAAGTCGTATTAGTAAGATATGAAGAGGTAGAAGGCCAGAAAGTTCCAGTCTATATGGTAAGAGGTATTGATACTAGAAAGTATGGGCAGCAAGACTTCTAAAATTATAATCTTGAGTTACAGGGTCTATTATTTGTTTTGACATTGTATTATTATTTTGTGTAGAATTATCGACAACAGCTGTTGAAACATTGTTTTGACCCATACCTGCAACTTTATTCTTTAACATTTGATTTTCCATAGCCATAGCATTCACACCTGCATCTAATAATCTATCTGCTTCTGCAGTAGTAAACTTTGACCTTTGACTTGCATCAACACCAAGTGAACCACCCGCGGCGAGTGTACCTGCTTTAACTTGTTTTGCAAATTCGTCTTGATTTGCAGAACCATATGCTGCATCCATCAATTCTTGTTTTTGAGCCTTTAAACTTTCTCTTAACTCTTTTTGTGTTTCACTTTCTAATTTAAAATCTTTTGCTTTAGGAAATAAATCTTTTACAAGTTTTTCTGTACCTTTCTTAATACCAGTTCCTATTTTTTGAAAGGTACCTCTTTTATTTTGGTCTTCTATTACTGATGCACCTTGAGTATCTTGTGCACTTGTATCTGGTGGTGTAACTGTATCTTCACCAGCTTCATCACCACCAAAACCTAAAAACTTTTTAAGTTTATCAGGTATAATACCTTTCAGAAAACTTGCAATCTTTCTAGGTATAAACAATACTACATCAGAAATAAACTTAAATGCTTTTAATAAGTTTTCTTTTGTTTTATCATTTAATGAGAATTTTTCTTTTAAAAAGTTACCTATGTTAGTAAACAAATTACTAAAAAATTCAAGTGGATTAAAACCTTTAATTGCAGCTGCAAACTTTTCAAACCCTAATTTTTCTGCAATAAAACCAAAAATATTTTGAAATAATCGAACTGGTGCAAGAAATATTTCTTGTGCTATAATTTTTATTCTTTCGAGAATTGTTTGACCTTCTGTAAATCTTGCTCTAATATTTTGAATTGCAGTGATAACAGCACCAAATGCAAGTAAAACAGCGGCACCTATTGCAATAAATGGTAAAGCAGCTGCAGCCATGGGTATGATAGATGCCATCAAGGTACTACCAATTAACATCAATTTACCACCTATAAAAATAAATGCAGTTTTCAGTAAACCTGCAGTGGCCATCATACCTTTCATAACAAAACTTGCACCACTTATAATACCACCTACACCAAACATATTTAATGCTAATAACCCAATCGCAGCTGATAATATACCAGCATTTTCTGTTAATATATCCATACCACTTTTTGTTTCATCATTAATATCTCTAAACAAGTCCATTAATTTTTCACCAATAAATGCTGCAAATGGTTTGATAAAGTTCTCATATAACTTGATTAAAGCTGGTATAATAACATCAGTAATCGTTTTTTGTATTTCTAGAAATAGTGGACTATTTAATAACTCTGGTAATTTTTTTAAAAATAAAAATAAAAAACCACCAACAACAATACCTTTAAGAGCTGTAACTAAAGGTGCAAAGAAACCACCTACAGCATCTTTACCTTTTGAAAACCCTTTACCGATAACACCGGCTAGTCCTTTAAATTTATCACCCAGACCTTTTAGAAAATCTGCAAAACCTCTTCTCTGTTCACCCTTTTCTTCTTGACTTGGCATAAGACCTTTTATGCCTTCTCTTAATCCTTTAAATTTTTCACCGATAAAATTACTTGCCTTCTCTTCACCTCTTGCAATAGATTCACCTAAACCAAGAAGAACAGAAGTACCTTCATTATTAGTCGTAGTATTATCTTTCGCTATTCTGTTGGCTTCTTCTTGTTTTTCATTAAGAGCACTTAAATTTGCATTTACTTGAGCTAAATCTGACATTTATTTTTTTACCTGGATACTACTTTGTTTACTTTTTACATATGCTTCTTTACCAAAGAAAGCTGCTACGATAGCTGCAACTGATACAAAGTATGTTGCTGCCATATCACCAAGTATTTTACCTGCTGTTTCTAATCCAATCCAGTGAGAAAACACCACTGCAAACGGATATAACAACATACCAGCAAGTGCAAACCATGCCATCTTTCTTTGTGCATCTTCTTTTTTATCTTCATTTTCAAGCCTCATCATTCTTTCGTCCATTTCAAGCTCCTTATCAGTAATGACACCATCTCCGTCTAAATCATATTGGCTATATTTAGTACCATGTTGAAACTTTTTATTTTTGTTTCCGTTGTTGTTCTTTAAGTCGTTCATTTTCTTCCTTTATGTGTTGTTGTAGTAAATTCACATAAATATCTCTTTCCCATGGCATCATATTTTCAATATCATTTAAACTATACTTATGATGTTGCATCATTGCAAAAGTAGTTTTAAAGTAATTCTCTAAATTATTATGGGAAAGAGAAACTAAAAAAAACTTTGCAGACCCTCCAGTGTTACATCAGACTCAACTTGAGTATGAGGGTTTTTAACTTTTACATCGTGTTTTAGTTTAGGCATTGTAACAAAAAACTTTTGTATATTACCAAACTGCTGTGAGTTTAAACTATTAATAAACTCTTCTGCTTCATCTTTAGTAAAATCTTCAATTATATTTTCACCTTCATATACACTTTCAATACAATTTGGTATGACTTTAAAAAGTTCATTCAAATTTTTCATATCAACAGTTGTAACATCTTTTAGTGTAGGGTATTTCATAACAACTTTTATATTATCGTTCACATTTACCACATTTTTATGTTCTTCAGTAAGGTGTACTTTTACATCATTTAAATTTATTTCTTTACTGACCATTGTTTTATTATCATCAGGACATTTTACATTTACCTTTACTGATTCACCTACTGATTTTGAACGAATATTTAAAAACAAATATTCTACATCAAAAATCGGTAGTTTTGTTACATCAATTTTATTAAAAGTACATTCCTTTACAATATCAATAACTGCGTTTATTACATTTGTATCATTACCAGTTTCAGCTGCAACCATTAATATCTTTTCTTCTTTTACAAGAAAGGGTCTATACTTAACAGGTTCTTCAATAGTTCTCAACTTCAATTCATAAGTTGGTGTATTAATTTTAGGTAAAGCCATAATTTCTCCTATTCATCTAATATTAAATCTGCAGCTGCTCTTGAACCAGCAATCACAGAAGGTTTCGCCCCTGCCTTTCCTAGTATGTCCGTAAGAATACCTTTTGGACTTACTAAATTATATTTACCTCTCGGTGTGCTTTTTAAATAATCTTCAATATTACCTGAAGGTTCAGCACCTATTCTTTCCCAATATCTGTATGCGAATGAAACAGTAAGTTTTTGCATCTCATTACTATTTCCAACATTTAAATCTTGAGAATTAATTGCTTTTGGATAAACTTCAAAAAGTTTACAACCATAACTTGATTTCTTTTCTTGTGCACCACTAAATGTCACAAAGTTACCAGGTAAAGATGCACTTCTACCTTTTGATAATTGAAATACTTCTATTGTACCAACAAAATCATTATAGTATTCCATATTGTAAGTACCTGCATCATAAATTCTTTTTTGCCATTCTTCAAAGAATATCTTTTCTGACATATCAACATTACAAAAGAAAGTTCCTGTAACTGTTTCAAACTGTACTAAATTTTGTGGTATCTCTCTTGCCGGACCATATATGTTATCATCAGGTGCAGACAAAATAGTTCTACCTGGAAATTGAAAAGTTTCACATCTTAATGAAATATATCTAGCATTTTCATTGTTGAATATTTTTGGACATGCAATTGCAATTTCAAAACGATTAGTCATTGCTGGTTCTTGACCATACAATGAACTCTTAAATTGATTAATTGAAAATACCATTAAATTATTTTCCTACTGTCAGACCACACTCTACTTGCAGACGATTTTTTAAATCGTTGAACAGGTAACATCAATGCAGTCAAAAAATCTTCACTATCTATTCTTCTAAATCTACTTCTTACTTTACTATTTAAGTATTTTTTTAAAGTAGGTTTTACAATGTTTACATTTTTTAATTTATTATAACTTGTAATTATTCTCATATCATCATCAGGACCTCTGGCATCTCTTTCTAATCTATCTAATAATCTTGCTCTTAATGCATAAGGTAGATAATGAAAGTTGATACCTAAAAAACCACCAGGTATACCTCCTATAGGTAACACTAATGGAAACACATCATAATAAGGTAATTTATCTTTATACTTCGGGTCATAAACATACATATTTAATCTACCAAAGTTTACTCTACCAGTTAGTTTACCATCTCTTAACAATTCACTTTGAGATGGTGTACCTAATTCTCTGATACGATTTCTGTACCATTGAAATGGTTCTTCACCAGACTTTCTGGCTCGTATATCGTTAAAAATACTCATTACTATTATTTATACTTGGGCATCAAATGTTGTTCTGTAAGAATTAAAAAGTCCATACCACGGTCTTTACAATACTCTAACGCTGATTTCCACTTTGCTTCATTTCTACCCCATTCATAAACATCTTTCACATAAGATTTTGTTTTTTTCTTGGGCATGACCGGTGGTTTAGTATATTTTTCTGGTTTTATTTCAACAATCATTTTTTTTATATTACCATAAAAAATTACAGT